CCTTTCGACAGAAAGTCTGTGCTGAGGCGACGAGGTCCCAATGCCCAACTGGCCAGAGCTGTCAATTCGTGCTCTCTCAGAGCCATTATTTTCAAAAGCAATGTTGCCCGCTTCAGAGTTTGATATATACAAAGTGTTGCCACCTTGTTGAATTATTGACCCATTAGCGCCTGTGCCCGTGGTTGTATTAGTAAGCCTAATTTCGGCTGTTGTGTTGCTGCCGTGGATGTGCAGATTTGTACCCGAATTGCCATAAGGCGACGCCGTTCCAATCCCCACATCCCCAGGGATGCCTTTAAACAGGCTTTCGACCGTGATCTTCTTGTTCTTATCAGCCGCAGCACCTTCGCTGACGTCTACAATTGTCAGCAAGTCGCCCGTCGCCTGACTGCCTGCAGCAAGAGCAGTCAGATCCGTAATTTTGCGGTCGGCCATTGCTTACGTTTTGATGACGTACATCAGAGCTATGTTACGCGGCCTAGCCTGCGTGCCACCAGATGCCGAAATTGTTTGTGCCGTGTAGCTTACGCTTCCAAAGCTAGTGCCGATAGTTGTATCGTTATGCAGCACCCTCTCGTCGTTGGGATTTCCATCAACCTGACGAGTGGACTTGTTGAGAGATACACCAGTGACAAATGTTCCGCTAGCGCCGCCAGCACTTAATGCGTGATTGTGGCTCTTGTTGTCGTCAGCCTGGAAGCTGGCAAAACTACGGCCACTATCCACCCCACGGCTATCGTCCCAACCACGGACAAATTCACCGCGTAGATCTGGAACGTTAAACGTTGTGCTCCCGTCTCCTGCACCCCATGTCGTTCCGATAATCGCAAACAAAGCTGCATAAGTCGTGCGACTAACTGCAGCGCCATTGCACTTCAAATAACCACTTGGCGCAGTGGTTGTCGCCATTTGGTGAACTGAACCCGTTGGCACAGCTTGCGGCAAAGCAGTAAAGCTCAGGTTGCCGCTGCCGTCTGACTGCAACACGTCATCGGCATTGCCATCACTGCTAGGCAAAGTCAGCGTGATGTCACTTGCTGCGTTATCTGGAGCGCGAAGTGCAACAAAGTTGCTGTTGCTCGTGTCCCTAAACCTCAGTGCTTTGCGATCACGGATGGTGATGCCGTTGCTGTCGAAGTGAGCACGGCGCGTTCCACCCGTTGCAATGTCCAGCGTGTCAGCTGCGCTGAAGTAGATCCCGGTGTTGGTGTCGTCAGATCGCCGGATTGGCAAGCTGCTAACCGTTCCAGCAGGCACCCCGACATTGCCGGTAAACGTAGGGCTAGCAAGCGTGGCTAGTCCAAGATTGGTCTCGTTTAGAGAACCAATGGTGATGAACGACGTATTAGTGCCGTTTCTGATCTTCAGCTCGTTACTGGTTTCGTCTGCCCAGATCATCCGGGCAACTGAATTGTTGGCGCTAGGTTCAGACGAACTCGCATTCAGGCTGTAAATCGCAGCCATGTTGGAGTTGATGTCCGCCCGGACATTCGCTCCAGTGTCATTCTGGATCGGCGTGGTTTTTGTCTCGTTTACAAAGGACATCAGCCGATTCCGTAGCCAGTTGCGGTCCAGGTCACGTCGCGTTCCACGCGCTGGTTAGTTCCATGGTAAACCGAAAGATCAAACCCGGTAGCTGTGCTGTTGGTCACCTCATAATGCTCGTTTGAACTTTGAGCGTTAAAGGTGATGCCTACAGCTGGCGCCACATAAAACTTGTTGCCAGTGCCGTAGCTTACGCTGACATCGGTATTGCTGACGCCTTGTGCGTTTGTAGTCACTGTTCCAGTGATCGTTCTGATCGGCATTTGCGCCTGAACACGCAGCTGGTCGACAGCAATCTGCTCCTGTGGACCGCCAGTGCGGAACTCTGCCTTGACTTGGTAGCCACGGGCCTTGAACTCAGCGTTGTTAAACCGACGCCAGCTCGTGAACGTAGGAGAACCCGCAGGGTCATCCTGTGTGGTGCGGATATACAGCTCAACATCACAGGTGTTTGGAGCGGCGCCGTCAAACTCAGTGATCAGGTCAAAGTCAGGCTCATCGTCGATGCGTTCTCCATACGGGAAAAAGCTGCGAGCCCGCAAGGTGCTGTCCAGCCTGAGACTAAAGACATCGCTCAAAGTAAACGTGTTGCCGCTATTGAAGACATACGTTCCAGACTGATGCAGTTCACTGTCGCCTTGCAGCGTGAAGTTACCGTCATCCTCAAGCAACAGCGCATTTCCATCCTCAAGGTCAAAGTCCCCAAGAGGTTGCAGCTCATTGCCTGTGGTCGCTAGCTCTAGTTCATTGTTTACGGTGTCAACAACCAAGTTTGTCTTCGTGCCTGTAAACGATGGATCCTCTGTGGAGCCCAACGCACCAACAACCTCCACGCTGTCAAGATCTGGTTTTGTAAATTCAACCAGCGCGGCAGTCAAGCTTTCACGGCCACCAGAATCAATGAACTTGGCGCTATATGTTCCAGCCTTTAAGTCCGCATAGGCTTCAGTTGCAGAGCCTGCAATTTGCTCAGAAATACTGGTTGAAGTCGGCCAAGTGACGCCGCTTAGGTCAGGAGAATGACGCAAGCGGACATAACCACCAACACGCACATCTAAGTCAGTGGCTTGTGTCCAGGTCAAGCGTGCCTGGCCATTGACCGGGATCATGCTGAAGTTTGTTACCCCAGCTGGCGCAGCAGTTTTGCCCTCTAACTGGAAATTTGCAGACGTAATCTGACTGCCTTTGTTCAGGTAGTTCTTGGCCTGAATCTGCACATACAATCGACCAGCACGCAGATTTCGCAGTGTGACTGAAGGCGAAGACGTGGTTACAGCTTGCCAGTTGTCATTATCAATGCGATACAAAACACGGAATTCACTAACGTTGACGCGATCGTGATTCCAGCTAACCAACGTACCAACAAATACGCCGTTGGCTTCTTCGTACAAGAATTCATCGATGCTGATGCTGTCAACTGGGTTCGGAATAGCCGACAGGTTGCTGATGTCACGGCTGGTTAGCTCAACATCAGATTCAACCGCGTCATAAATTGTGCTGTTATATGCAATAGCACTGACGCCGTAGACGCCTTCTTCCGCCTCAGCAACAGATACAACACGGAACTGCTGTGGCAGCAGATCTGTTGTTTGCACCATGAACACTGAGTTAGCTGCAGGTGCTTGACTAAATGCAGCAGTAACGTCAATCGTTGCCGTTCCATCAGTCTGCGGCTGGACGCCGCCAACAGGGATGTCTCGTGTTTCAACAACACCAGTCGGCAACATCACCGACAGCTTTGGACTGTTTTGCGCTGCCAGAGCAACAGTCAGATCAGTGCTGCTATCGGTTGTGATTTGCGTTGTAGTTGCAGACTGAACGCGACCAGAACGACGCGATCCAGCACGAGTTGGATCTGCAACGTCGATCACCATGCCGGGACGCAGAACAATGCCGCTTTCAAGCGCAACGCTGAACTGGACAGTTTCAGTCAGGTTTTGTTCAGACAGCAGCAACCATTTACCGATGCGATGCGCCTGACCTTGGCTGTAACAACCAATGGCCTTGATGTCCTTTTTGATGATGCCGTACTTGGCAACAGCAGCATGATCCTCAACGTATTCATATTCGACATCACCATTGGTGTCGTATGACTGCCAAGCCACTACAGCTACGGTGTGGCGGGCTTTTTGGGACGTTCCCTGATACTGAAAAATACCTTCTACGACATTGCTTTGACCAAGCAAATACTGCGGGTCTGAAGGCTTGTCCTGCAGCAATGCAAGAGATCCGGCGCTGTAATACGCAATGCCTCGGAAAATAGCTGTCATCTGCTGGATGACGTTATAGACCTCATCCCTGCTGTTAATCAGCATGTTGCAGCTGAAGCGCGGCTCCTGACCGCCTGAGCCATTAGAAACAAGAGCGTTGCAGTATTGACTCACTGCAAAGAAGTCGTACTTGTCCAGCGTGCTTTCAGGCACATCTGCGCCGTACCTGCTGGAAATCATCAGGTCATACAAAATCCACGCAGGATCTGATGTCCACGTCGCAGCTTGGAACTGGCCGTTCCAAATACCGGAATAGGTCAAACGCCCTAGATGCGTTGTCGTGTCTACCGTCGCGTTGCTTGGAATCTTGACCTTGATCCCACGGATCAGATACTTCCGACTTGGGATTGACTGGAACTGCCGAGAATCAAAACGCAGTCCGACTAGGGCAGAGTTTGGATACCGGAACTTGGCATCAATAATCTCGGTAAAGCTTTGGAAGATTGTTGTGCTTGCTCGGAATCTGTCTGAGCCGCGATTGCTGCTTGTTTCATCCTCGCTTACACGCACCATCCGCACATCAACAGGATGGCTGCCGGTCAAGTTAATCAGATAGTCACGTTGATAGCGGTTGCTGCTCTTGCCGCTGATCGTGTCATTAATAATGTCGTTGAAACCACCGCCGTTGTATTGAATTTGGAGTTTGATACTTACAGAATGTCCTTCAATGTCTCCATCATCTTCAATTCTTTGAAGCTGTGGAATCGTTAGCGTGACACGCACACGGTCAACGTCGGTATCTGTAATCGTGCGAGTTACAGGCGTGGCTTGTGGAACCGTGACATTGACTGGAATCTCCCGTTCCACCGCATTGAACGGTCCTGGAATATGGCTTTGGCCTTGCGTTCCAGTGCGCGTGTAAACGCTAAAACCCGAAAAGTTGTTCGTGCCGTCAGGGTTTTGAACAGGCGTGTCGTCTAGAAAAATACTTCTGTTGCCATTTTCTAAACCCTGAATTTCGCCTTCGCTCAGCAGATCTAAGACGTTGCCAAACTGTACTGACTGCAGAGTGTCATCTTGCTCGGTAGGTGTGCGGGCACTACTGCCACCGCCACCACCGCCTTTGCCGCCACCACCACCAGCACCTTGGATGTATTTAGTTTGCGTCATGCCTGTACCTGATCAACATCAAGGCCGCTCGACAGCACAGCCGATCCAACAAACACACGCCCGTATGCGATTGGAACGGGCATCCCCTGTCGTGATGTGTTTACAACGTTAGAGATAGAAAAAGATTCAAGCTGTGCAGCTTCCCTGCCTCTTCCGCTTTCAAGCCTTGTCGGCTCTGTTTGCGGTGAAATTACTTGGGCAACTCCGTAGAGAACTAAGCCAATACCGATGTTTCCTGCCGCAACGGCAAGGGAGCTGGCAAGGGCAAAACCTGGGGCGATAACGCCCACCGCTCCAGAAGCAGCTACACCAGTAGTCGTAAATCCTCCAGCTGACAACGCAAAACCAGCTCCAGGTGCTGCAATAGCAACAGCAATCAACGCAGCACCAATTAAAATTGCTGCCCCCCCGCGACCCGCACCAGCCACAACAGGCGTAATGCTAAACACTTCTTTGTCGCTAAACGGCATCAACAAAGGTGCAACATTCTCTTCAGTGGCTTTTTCTTTGCTTACTGCTACGCGATAACCTACACCGTCTTTTTCGCTATCAATCAGCCACTTCTCTAGTCCTGGGAAGTTGACGCACAATGCTTTGATTGCTTGCGCTGGTGTTGCTACATCAAACTCAAACCGGCATTGGCCAAGCCGTTTACGCAAAGCGCCGTAGACCTTAACGACTTTCATGCCTCCTTTCATGCCTCAAGGCGCAGGCAGTGCTCTTCCCATAGTAACCGCCATAGACATCCCTGCTAGATAGCCTGCCCTGCACATGATGCAGCACCTGTTGATCCCCTAGATAAATGGCTGCATGGTTTGGCACTGGTGAGACCAAATTCATCAAAATCAGATCCCCACGCTGCACCTCTTCCAACGGGATGCGGTGGAATCCCTCATTGCTGAAGTTGTCTACATACAAGTTCTCACCGTGATCCCACCACTGGTCTCGGCGGTCATAATCACGCAGCTCAATGCCGTACTCCTTTGCGTACCAGTCCCGCACAAGCGTGTAGCAGTCCACAACACCGTGGACAAACTCACGCCCCACATACGGCAACACGAAGCCAGCAGGCTCGCAATAACCCCATGCTTCAGTGCTTGGATTAATAATGAACCACGGCAACTCTG